TCCTCTTGGCGGAATCAATGTTCAACCGCGAGCTGCGCGCGTTCGAGATGGAAAAGAGCGCGCTCACCAATACCGCGTCGGAGAACACGGTACTTCCCTCTGATTACCTCGCGATGCGCTCGATCTACATCGAGGGTAGCCCTGACCGCCCGCTGCGGGGCATGGCGCCGTCTGCGATCAGTCAGGAATTCGACGGCTCATCGGGGACACCGGTCGCCTATACGCTCTCCGGGGGCTATCTCAAGCTCGTTCCGCCGCCCTCGGACGATGTTCTGATACGCATGGATTATTGGGCGAAGATCGACAATCTTTCGACCGCAGCTCCCTCGAATTGGCTCCTGGAAAAGCACCCGGACGCTTATCTCTACGCGACGCTGTTTCAGGCCGAAGCCTATCTCGATAACGCAGTGAGGGCTGGGCAATGGTCGCAGCTCACGACGGCTTGCGTTGACCGGATCAACAAGACCTCGCGGAATGATCGTTACGGCGCAGGCCCGCTGGTTCCGAACCACGTTGTTCAGGTTAGCGGCTCAAGGTGCTGAAAGCCTATCCGCTGGGCGATTGGCTGCCTGATTTAAGCGGAAACGTCCTCACCAAAGCGGTCAATGCCAAGGCCATCGGCAATGGCTACGCTCCGTTGAAAGGTCCGCAGGGCGTCACGGTTGCGTTAGATGCGCCGTTCAACGGAGGCGGCGCGTTCATCGATTCCACGGGAACATCGACACTCATTGCCGCGACCTCGGCGAACCTTGAGAAATATACCGGAACCGCATGGTCCGTCATTACTGCACTGAGTTCATCGCAGGTGGTTCGGTTCGCACAATATGGCGATCACGTCCTCATCGCCAACGGCGGACCCGTCAAATCCTATTCGCTGACGGCTGGAACTGTCTCGAATCCCACGAACGCGCCGAACCTCATCGATGTAGCGCAGACCCGCGATTTCGTCATGGGGATCACGACCGACAACGCGCTGCAATGGTGCCAGTTCAACGACACTTCGACGTGGACTACGGGCGCCAATCAGGCCGACAAGCAGCCGAGCCTGTGGGGCCAGCTCAAGCGGGTTGTCGGTGGCGAATACATGATCGCGATTACCGACAGGGCCGTGGTTCGCGGCACCTATGTTGGCGTCGAAGGTGGTCTCGACATCATCTGGCAGTTCGACGAGATTTCCGCGGAAGTCGGCTGCATGGCCCCCGGCTCGGTTTGTAACGTCGGACGGCTCGTGTTCTTCCTGTCCGAGCGCGGGTTCCAGATGTGCGACGGGAACCAGGTGTCTCCGATAGGCGACGAGAAGTTCGACCGCTGGTTCTTCAAGACCTATTCACGGACGGACATCCAGAAGATTTGGGCGGCGGTCGATCCGCGTAATTCCGTGGTGATGTGGGGAATGCCCGGAGGGCCGGGGAAAATCCTCTGCTACAATTGGGTGCTCCAGCGCGGCTTTACGATTGAGACCGACATTGCGGGGCTGTTCACCGGCTACACGTCAGGGGTCTCCCTGGATGACCTCGACGCGATCTACGGCAACCTCGATGCCATTCCGATCAGCCTCGACGATCCATCGCTGGCCGGAGGGAATCCGGTCCTGCTGATTGCCGATAATTCCAATGTGCTGAACGCGCTTACAGGAGATACGCTGCAAGCGACTTTCAGGCTTGAGGACATTGAGCCGACGCCGGGGCGCAGATCACGTATCCGGTCGCTAAGATTGGTTTCGGATACGACGGACGCCTCGGCCACCATCGATGCGCGCATGAGAGCCGGCGATACGGAGAGCGTCCAGTCGGCCTCGACCATGCGGCTGTCGGGCAAACTGCCGATCCGCGCGAACGGACGTTATAACAATCTGGAGGTGACGATCCCGGCAGGAGCGGCTTGGAGCTTCATCCAGGGTTGCGAGATTGAATCAGAAGCCGGGGACAATCGGTAATGCAGACGACCTACCGCGTCTCGCATTTGTCCGATCAGAGGCAGATCGCGACCTCGCTCAATATCGCACGCCGTAAAACCGACCCGCTGGATTTGAGTTCGGATCAGACAACGCTGCTGGTAGATAGGCCAACATCGATCACGGGCGATCTGGGCGTTGTGAACGCGACCCTGACCGGGAACCTTGTCGCAGTCGGAGGAACGTTCTCCGCCGATATCGCAGCGGTCAATGCGAATATCTCGGGCGTTTACGAAGTCGCTGGAGTCCAAGTTGTCGGGCCGCGTCAGACGGGCTGGGTTGCGGATACGGGAACGGCGGAAAAGACCACGCACGCAACCTATACGGCGGGTGCGACGCTGACCTTCTCCGATCCTCCCACGGCAGGTGAAATGTCGGCGCTGGCAACGCGATTGCACAATGTCGAGCTGGCGGTTCAAGCTGTATCGCGGGGACAGAAAGCGCTCAAGGACGCGCTCACGACCCACGGACTTATCGGAACTTAAAGGTCCAGACGCTCTCTCGCCTCAGCCCGGCGCTGTTTGCCATATTCGTTCAAGCCAGAGTCTTGCGCGCTGGCCCACATATGGTCCGTGGCAGTTTGCTGATCCGGATACTGGCCGACCGAACTAAGCGGAATGCCATCAGCAATGCAGATGAGGGCCTGAACCGGTCTCGGCCAGCCATAAAGACCACGGCGATTTCGCATCGAAAGTAAGATTTCCCGGATGGCCACTCCGGTCGCCATTCCGGCGAACGTCAGCAGAAGCGCAATCATGGGGATGCGTTACCACGGAAAGGCGGGTCCGTGCAAGTTGGCGCAGTCGCGAACCCAACGCAATGGCATCGCTGGAACGAAGCGAAAGCCTATCTCGAACTGGCACGGGCGAGAGGCGATTTCAAGGACGTAATCGAACCGGACGAGGCGCTGTACGTCATTCTCGACGGGGATGAGCTGCTTGGTTGCGCGACGGCATGGCTCAGTACTGAGGGTTACGTCGAAGTGAAACTGGTTGGCGGCAAGGATCACCGCCGCTGGATAGCGCAATTGGACGAAGCGATTGGGGCCGCAGCGAAACGCGCGGGTGCGCGAAAGCTGTTGGCGATAGGGCGGCGCGGGTGGATGCGGAGCATTCAGCGCCTTGGGTGGGTGAAGCACAGCGAAACCGACGATCAGTGGGTGTTCGCGAAGGAGTTATAGCCGGTGGGGAAGAAAACGAGTAAGACGACGAGCACCAGTGCCCCGCCGACATGGGCCGTGCCGATCATCCAGGGCGGAACGCAAGACATCCTGAACAACTACACGGCCAATCAGGGCAATCTTGGTGCCCAGGAAGCCGCGCTTAACGGAGCGACCTCGGGATTGCTCGCGCAGGCCCAGAATCCAGCGATGCTGGGCGCAGGAACATCCTACATTAACTCGACGCTGGCGAATAATCCGGGCCTCTCCAATCCCGCCAATTCGCAGCTGACCGCCTACGGCAATGGCAACTATCTGAACGCCAACAACGCGCAAGTTCAGGCGCTGGCGCAGTTCGCCGGACAGCAAGCCGGAAACCAGATCAACTCCGCTTTCTCGTCGGCGGGGCGCACCGGATCGGGAAACAACATCACCGATACCGCGCGCGGTGTAACCCAAGCCGAACTTGCCCCAATGTTGCAAAACAACCAGTTCGAGCAAGGGCTACAGCAGCAAGCCCTAGGTCAGCTTAGCTCCAACTACAACACCGGAATTGGAGCGCAGAGCGCGGCGGCAGGGATGCTCCCGAGCTATCAAAGCTCGCAGTTCGCCGGTTACACGCCATACTTCCAAGGCATGCAGTTGGAGGGCCAACTTCCGTATTATGGTTCGCAGAGCCTCGGAACCATCGGCTCGCTGATGGGCAATTACGGCACCACCACTGGCACTCAGCCCGGCGGATGGGGAACCGATCTCCTCAACGCAGCAGCGATGGCTGGTTCGGCGGCCCTCATGCATTCTGACCGCAGACTCAAGACGAACCTGAAACTCCTCGGCAGGGCAAAAGACGGCCTTGGGGTGTGGGAGTGGAATTGGAAATCCGACCCGCAGGGCGAACGCGTCACGGGCGTGATCGCGGATGAAGTGAAAGCGCTTCGTCCTCACGCTTACGTCGAGAATTATCGCGATGGCTATGACGGCGTCAATTACGCCGCTCTGGGGAGCATGGAATAATGGCATATCCCGGTTATAATTTCCTTCAGGGCACGTCCGGCCCGATGGGCTACCTCCAACAGCTTCAGCAGATGCGGCAGATGGGAGGTCAAATGCAACCACTCGGGGGCCAGCAGCAGATGCAGCCCATGGGCGGCGGACTCCCTTCATTCCAGCAGAACCCGATCATGGGCCAGATACCGGCAATGGGCGCCCAGCCTAGCCAAATGCAGCCAGCACCGGGCATCAATCCAATGATGGGTCAGCATCGGGGTGGCGGCGGCTTCAGTCCTTGGATGATGCTGTCGCCATTGGCTGGCGCGTTCGCCTCGGGACATCCCAATATCGGCCTTGGAATGATTTCGCCGGGTCTCGGCATCGCCCGCGCATTCGGGGCCTTCAAATAAATGGCGGACGCGATGTTCGGGGCGATGGACCCTGTGTTCTCCTCCCAGATCGAGATGCCAGGCGCTAACAGCGGTGGCATGTTCGGCAACGTCAGCGGTTGGCGAGCGGCGCTTGCGGGCGCTCTCGCCGGGCTCGTGTCGCGACGCAATCCAGAACTCGCGCAAACGATGATGGCACCGCAACTCATGCGGCAAAAGGCGGCGATGGAACTTGCCAGCTACAATGCCCAGAAGCAGGTCGATCTACGCGCCCAGATGCAATTACTGCCGCTCGAAGCGCAATTGAAGCTGATGTATCCTGACAACGAGGACGCGCAGCTTGGATATCAGGCCGGGCTTCGACCGGGAACGCCTGATTGGACTTCGTACATGAAAGACCTAGTTGCAAACAGGCGCGACCCACTTACCACGATTCCCGGCGGGGGCATGGCCCCAGCATCAGTGGCGCGCAGCATGATGGGCGCAAATGTCGGCCAGCCAGCGCCTCCTGGAGTAACATTCACTCCGGTAGAGGCTCCGACAAACGGAGGTCCGACGCCGCCCGCGTCGGGTGGCTTTCTCGGCAGCCCCTACTCAGACATCGGGCCATATCACCGCTATTAACAACCCCGGCGCGTTGCGCGTCCCAGGATCGACGCAATTCCAGCACTTTCCGACGCCGGAAGCGGGCATTCAGGCGCAGGAATCACTGCTTGCCCACTATTATAACAATCGCGGCCTTCGGAACGTGGCAAGCATCGTCAGAACCTACGCGCCCCCTCTTAGCGTCGGCGGCGACAACACAGACGAGCAAGTTGGAAATTATATCGGCTATGTGTCGAAGCGTCTTGGGGTGAACCCGCAGGACACGCTTTCTATGCCGATGATCCCGCGCTTGGCGCAGGCAATGCGTGAGTTCGAGACCGGCAAAAGGGCATATTGATGGCGCAATACACTGAGGGCCAGTACCTCAAAGGCAGCGATGGGCGCACCTACGTTGTGCATAACGGCGTCCCCGTCACTGTCGGTTCGCCCTCACCGATTGCAAGCCCCACGCTTCCTGGTCAGCTTCAGGCGCAGCAGGATACGCACACCCGCACCCAACAGGAAATCAGACAGGCCGAAGCGACAGCTGGGTACAATACAGAAAAAACGAAGAACGAAGCAGCCAAATCGGGAATTGATGCTAAGGCGGCCCAGGTTGACCTGAACATCAAAACCGGCGCGCCTCCGGGCGACATTACCAAGACGGGCGCAGCCTATATCGCAACCCTGCCTCCCGGCGTCGGCGATCTCACGAAGGAAATGCTGAACGGGAACTACAAGGGCTCCATCACCACTTCGCGTAATCCCGTTGTCATGCAGGCGGCTCTTGCCGCCGCTCATGCGACGAACGGCAATTTCGACGCCGGAAGATATGACGAGCGGCTGGCGCTGATGAAGGGGATTACTAATCCCAATTCGCAGCTAGGAGCGCTGAATACTGCCATTGCTCACGCCGGGATGCTCTATGACCAAGCGCCCAAAGTGGCGGGGACGAACGCTTTCGGCGATAATGTGCTGTCCACTGGCGCCAACGCGCTCTACAACTGGTTCCACAGCGGTAGTCCCGGCGTCACGCAATATCAGAGCATATTGCAAAAATACGGGCCCGAAAGCGCCCGCGCCTATGGCGTTAACACCGGAGGGGAGCGAGAGGCCGCGCAGGCACCGCTGAGCATCAATCTCCCGCTCGATGCCAAGCAGGCATCTCTCAAGACGGACATGGACCTATTCGCGGGCAAAATTGCAAGCCTCGCGCATCAGAACGACATCCTCGGCGGCAATCACCCAATCGATTACCTGAGCCCGGAAGCGAAAGCCGCGCTTATGAAGATCGACCCGCAGGGCTACGACAAGTTCGTGGCAGCCACGGGAGGCAATACAACGCCCCATGCGCCCACGCCGGAGCAGCAGGCTCAGTTCTTCAGTATCCTGCGAAGCCAAGGCGCGGATGCCGCTGACGCGTATCTTAGGCAGTTCGGCCTTGCGATGAAGGACAAGTCAGCGGCGGATAAGCCATATTCACAGCAGCTGGCACTTCCGAAGAGCTACGCCGATTCATATGCTGGACAAGTCCTCTCGGGCGCGAACGAGGGCCTAGCCGATGTGCTCGGGGCACCCGTCGATCTCACCACTGCGGCGATGAACCTTATTCCCAAGGGCATCAATGCGGTTGCGAACACACAGATTCCGACGATTTCCGATCCGTTCGCCGGCTCGCAATGGTTCAAGAACCGGCTAGCCGACCTTGGGAGCATCCTTCCAGCCTCAGGCGATGCGTCCAAACAGTTTGTCCGCCGTGTCGGCGAGTCAGTCGGTGCCGCCGCAGTTCCTGGCATGTTCGGCGGATCGCTGCCCAAATTAGGCGCGGCGCTTCTGAGCGGAGTCGGCGGAGGCGTGGGTGGCGCCACGGCGCAGCAGATTGCTCCCGGCAACCCTCTCGCGGAGATGGGCGGCGAACTGGTGGGGGGCGGCTTGACTGGACTTGGATTGGCAAAGGCGGCGCAGCGTTCCGCTCAGCGCAGTATCGAGGCAGCGGTTCCGACCGTTGAGGATCTGAAAAGCCAAGCGGCGGACCTCTACAATAAGGCCGAACAGCGCGGCATTACGGCAACGCCGGAACAGACGCAGCAGCTCGCGGATAACTTCCGCAAGACGCTCCTTGATGAAGGGCAGCTCGGCCCTAACGGCGCGATCACGAACGCAGACACCAATACGTCGAAGGCGTTCAACCTGATCCAGCAATATGCCGGTCAGCCGATGACGCCAAAACAGATGAACACCGTTCGCACGGTGCTTGCCGATAGCCGCCAAAGCTCCGACGCGGCGGATAGGCGGCTGGGAACGATCCTCCTGAACCAGTTCGACGATTTTGCGAGTCCGCTTGCGCCCGAGTTCGACCAAGCAAGGGCTGTCGCGAGCCGCTATCTTCAGGCGCAAGACCTAGAGCAGGCGCGCGAACTGGCTGGAGCACGGGCAAGCCAATTCACTGGCTCCGGTTTCGAGAACGCGCTGCGGACGGAATATCGCAATCTTGATCGGAACAACATCAAGGGCAACAACTACTTCGGCCCCGATGTGACTGATGCGATTCAGACGGTCGCTCGCGGAACCCCCGTCAGCAATACCTTGCGGGGGCTGGGTCGCCTCGCTCCGACTGGCCCCGTTTCGGGCATGGGAAGCGTGGTTCCGGCCCTAGGCGTCGCCTCAGTGACAAGTCCGGCGACTGGCGGCATGTTCGGCGGCGGTCTGGCCGGGCTCGGCATTCTGGGCAGGGTCGGCGCTACGCGGATGGGCATCAACGCCGCAGACCAAGCGGAACTCATCGCTCGTAATGGCGGGGCTTTGGATCAAGTGCCGCTTTGGCCAGGATCGACCAAGGACTTCGCCGCATGGCTGGCGGCTGTCCAGCAGGCGAAATATCTAAGCGGTCAGCAGGGCACCCAATAGCGCAAGAACCAACCCGACCCAAATCCACTCGCCGGGTGAAAAGGTAAGCAGCCACTCTCGTCGGCGTCGGCGCTTGAGCTCCTGGCGGTTCACGGCGCGATTCTACCCAGAAACCACAAGAAAAACAACGGAGACGGCATGGCTGTTTCAGACTGGTCCACCGTGGCCGACAACAACAGTACCCTCGAAGGCATTAATAT